TTAATCTGGTGGTGGGAAGGGGATATACAAAAAGGATACATCTATCCGTACTTATCCGATGATAAATGGAATCTTTCTTTTATTAATCGGTTTAAATTTTGGGTTATAACTATTCTTATGCCTATATGTACAGGAGTTACTATTCCTTCTCCTCTTAAAAAAGATTTTGATCTTTTCAGAAAAGCTTTAACACTAGCGTCGATTTTTCTAGCAGAAAAAAGCTGGTATAAAGAAATAACCGACAATACAACTAAGGGGTAAAAAAATGAAAAGCCTGACCTATCGAGTGCTAATCAACTTAAGCTACGCTGAGTTGCCAACAGAAGCCAAGCAATATGTTGATTGCTTAGTTAAAAATACTAAAACATCAAAAAAACCCTTTGCATCGAAAATACTAGAAGGAGTTTATGAAAGCGTAATCAAAGCAGATGACAATGATATAGAATGTCTTTTGGGCGGTGCATTTATTGACGCTGATTCAGATAGGAAGGTAGGATGTTTTTGGCGTTTTAAAACTGCTATATTCCGGTTCATCTTTTCGATTTTAACAGGGGTAGCAATACCTAATCTTATCAAGAAAAACTATTGTCTTTTTCTACAATCTCTTGTTATAGCTAGTTACCTTGCAGAGGAGGGTTATGTCATTCTCCCATCGATTGATTGGGACTACGAATAAAACAAGAAACAACTAAAAATAATCTGGAGTAAACCAATGGACATTCAACGCGCAATGCTAGTTCGGAGAAAATACAATAGCTTGCCTACCGAAGCTAAACAATACGTTGATGCTTTACTCTTAGAAGTGAAACAGAATCCTAAATTAGACTATTTAGAACTGTTTTATAAATTCGCAATCAAGGACAATATAATGGATTGTCTTGTTCTTGGTAATTACGATTGCAATCAATCTATTACAAAGAAAATAACATTTTGGGTGTGGTTATTTCTTGTTTTTTGTAAGACAGATGTTCCTATCCCTAAACAGTTGGAAAAGGATGCTAACTTGTTTCTGCAAGCTATCGCTATAGCCTCTAATTTTGTAGTAGAGGGTGATTATAAAGAAATATACGGAACGTCTCACATCTGGGGACTAACTTACAACCCAAGCACAACTGAGGAGTATTAAATGAATCGGAATCTCTTGTTAAGTCGCGATTGGTGGGATAAACTGACTTCCCAGCAAATACAAGAAATCTTAATTGAAAGCAGCAAAAACCAATGGAAAGTTTTAAGTACAGGGCAAGTCGAAAGTATTTGCTTACAGGGATTGGTAGCTAACCCAGTTTTTAGTGTAGGTATTGATCAAGTACAGCAATTAAAGGCAGATTTTGAGATTACTTGCGATTCTGGCAAGACTAAAAAAGTAATCAAGATTAATCTAACATTTGTAGATTTCAATTCTACGAACTTGCTATTTGAAACATTAACAAGTTTATCAGAATCAAATAATCCGTATATATGGATTAAAGGTAAGGCGATTAATTTTCCAGAAATTACGATTCTTGTTAAAGAATGGGGAAAACGCTATGAAGACTTAAAATGTCTTAAAAGTAAAAACAAACCAACAAACGCAACTGAGGAGTAACAAAATGAGTGCAAATTCAAGAAACAAAATCAGAACCTATGGCTCTGCACGGGGGGAGTTAATAGTGATCGATCCCCGACTAATTTCTTTTAGACTGGCTAATGGTGATTTTATCGGGCCGAGAATAGGAATACATGACGACGGCAAAATGCGCGTCCTACCTAGCGAAACCCATTTAACTTTTAGTCAAGACTTAATTGAGTCCATCTCAGGGGAAACTGGATGGAATACCCGTGTTACCTACGACTTGGAGTTAATTCAAGAACTAGCCGATAAAATACTAGCATCGGGAACAATCTATCAACCCTTACATTTAGTCGCCGACGGCGATAGATTGTTTCCCATGGACGGGCATCGGAGAGTCTTGGCTTGGTTGCTTTTAGCGTCTCAAGGAATAATAATTCCTAACGTTCTAGCAATTATTAAGCCTCTAGCATCAGGTCTGACCGTCCGTGATTTAGAGTATCAAATGCTATCCTACGGCACTGATAGCGAAAAACTATCGGTGTACGATAAAGCAAAACTGATCAAAAGACATCTACATGAGGACAGATTAGATGGCTTAACTGAAGAGCAGTCCTGCCAACAGTTTTGTGAAAAGACGGGATGGAAAAAATCAGAATATAACCGAACTTTAGAGATTTCCTCGATGTCTAGTCCGACATTAAAAGCAATCGAAGGTAAAGTATCGGAAACGACTTTACACAATCTTGTAAGGAAAAATGAACTAACACTCTCGGAAAAAGAAAATGTGCTTTTAGAGACTGTAGCTATAGCAGAAGAAAAAGGGATAAAAGCCACTGGGGAATTAGTCGAATCGGTAACAGCCAACTTTATAGAGTCTAAAAATCCAACTGACTCCGATGAGAGTGTAAAACCTAGCGACGAAACAGAGCCAAAACCAATTAAGCTTACTCCGAAAGCTAAAGAAGTTAAATATCTGCTGATCACTCTAGTAAACGAAGGGAATGCGAGGCAAACAGGTGATGATACAATGACCGTAGATTTTCCTGTAACTCTTTGGGAGAAAGTTATTGATTTTGTAGAGAGATTATAAGATTAGTTGTCAGTTATCGGTTAGAAATTGCTAAATAAATTAAAAAACGATGAGCCAAAATCATGCACGTACAAAAACTCAAATTAGACTGCTATCCCAAAAATTAGCAGATACAGTCGGTAGAGAAATATTTGCTTCTTTAGAAAGAGGAGATCAAGAAGATATCTTTGAGCAAGTGCTTACAAACCTCTACAATTGCTATAGACTTAATATCTACATGAAAAGTTGGTGCGGAACCACATTTCATGTCATTGAAGCCCTGCTATCTAAACTGGAAAAAACAATGAACCAAAAAAATACACTTAACCCCGAAATTCTACTGATGGCCACAAAACTAGCAGACCAAGTCCATGATATTTTTCCCTTTTCTAGCAAAGAAGAAAAAACAGTCTTTTTTGAATTAATGCTTTTAGATTTGTCGCTTTTAGCTTTTCAAGACGGATGTGTAGCGGCGGGGAATGGGATAAAGACAATTAAAGCTTTACTATCTAAGTTAGATTAGTTTAAAATTAGCTATCAGTTATCAACTAAAAATCAAAACAATTAGGAGTATTATGTCTTTTTTCGTCTCTTCAGATTGTCCTGCTCGTGAAATAGAGTCGCCTTGTCCTGACCCTGTACAACTGAGTCCAGAAAAAATAAAACAAGAAAAAAAACAGGCAGAAAAAAAGATTTTTAGAAGTATTCATTCAAAAAGAATACTTGGGAGTCTAGAAAAAATTGAAATAGTTTACGGATATACAGTTTATGTATTTTCTGATGGCAGCCGATGGAACTTAGAGAATTATTATAGACATTTAGAATGTATTCCCCTTTACGGTCCGTACTTAAGTGACTATGGAATTAACCGAAAAGATAAAGAAGGATTTACTCCAGTTAGAACATATCAAGCAAAAAATGATATGTTTTAATAAATCTCAAATAAAAAACAGAGGGTTAACCCTCTGTTTTCTCTGTTATGCTCCGATCAGTTTCTCCTGTAAATATTGGTAAACTTCTTTCTGTAAATCTTTTGGGGCAGAACACAGAAAAGCTTACTACCCTACAAAAAACTTACAAAAAACTTACAGGCAATCTCAACTTTTATGATATAATACAGAAAATTCTGTATGAACTATGTCTGCCAATCAAGATGCTCCAATAAAAGTTGTGTCAATCCGGGTTAAGAAAGAACTATGGGACGAGATGCGCCAAAGAGCCGAGATTTTAGGACTAAAAACCCAAGAGGCAACTGAAATTGCACTAAAATCCTACCTTACCATTCCCATCGATACCGAACTCAATGCAAGGAAAGATGGGGAAGCCGCGTTTTACAACTCTTTGCATAACTTAAAATCTAAGCGTAGCAAGGATTTACAAGTGTAGTGCAAGTGTAGTATTTACCGATCAAGAAATTTCTGCTAGGATAGTAAATACTTTGATTTGCTCCCTCCTACCCATCTACCCAACAAAAAACCCGCTCGGAAGCGGGTCTGTAAACAAAACACTTTTCTTTTATTTCAATAACATTTATGGTAACACAATCCTCGAATCGTGTCAAGATCAACGAAAACAATCCTTGCCCCCACTGTGGTAAGACTGATTGGTGCTATATGTACACAGCCGAGGACGGCAATCTACTCTCGGTATGCAAGCGAAACTACGACCCCGCACCAGGATGGGAAAAATCGAGCAAAGTAGATAGTGAGGGTACACCGCTCTACTATTTAAAAAAAGAAGTCAAATTTTCCAGCTACAAAACCGAAAAAACTCAATACTTTGTTTACCCTCCTCTTGCCAACAGCTTGAAAATCCGTGTGTACCGGAAAGACTATCAAGAGAATGGTATCTGGAAAAAGGATATTAAACAGCAGCGCTCTACAGACAGTGGTAAAACTTGGGAATGGGGCATAGGTGATATTGAGTACAAAGATATACCTCTTTATCGTCAAGACCGCCTAGAAAAGGCTATTAAAGAAGGAATCCAGATTTTCATAGTTGAGGGTGAGACTAAGGTAGAGAAACTAGAATCTCTAGGATTAGTTGCCACTTGTAATATAGGCGGATCAAAAAAATGGCAACCGTCCCACACAGAAGCTTTAAAGGGAGCAAATCTGATTTTATGTCCTGATCGTGACAAAGGGGGAGTGTCTCACTGCCAGAAAATTTATCAAGATTTCCCCGATGCAAAATGGCTTTATGCGTATCCAGATTCTCCTTTGTGGAATCATTTACCAGATTCTCAAGGGGTAGATATTCTTAATTGGATTGAGGAAAAGAAAATCGATCTTAAGGAATTATTAGCCTCAATAGTTGATAAACCAAAAGAAATAAAAGAGAAAAAAGAAAAGGAAGTCACAATAACAGAAACGATGACTTTTCAAGACCTAATAACAGCTATTGACGGCTGTATTGGTCAGAACGAAATCACCCGAACTCAGTGGCAAGAAAAAGTTGATCTGTGGGCAAAAGCCACTGGCAAGAAACCAGCAGAAATACGATATTTAATTGAAATCCGTAAAACAGAAATAGCAGAAGGGGACGCTATTAAATCAGGATTAGAAGGGTTCCTGAAAGGTAAGCATTACCAGAAAAAAGAGATTGATCTTTCTGAAATACTTCCGAAACCTTTAGCCGAAGCGATTATAAGTCGTGCCAAGACATTAAATCAACCCCCAATCAGATTACTACATTCTTTATGGCCAATACTAGGAGCTATTCTGGGTAGCCGGTTTGCGATTAATCTCCGAACTACCGCAAGGGAGAGGGAATGCTGGAAGGAATACCCGATATTCTATTGTGCAGACTTAGGCGGGGTTTCTACTGGAAAAACTCTCACTCAAAACGAAGTTTGTCGGGTTTTGAAAAGAAAAGATTTAGCCGAGCAAAAAAGAGTTACTAAGGAACAATCCACACTAGACGATCTAAAAGCTGCGTGGCAAGAGATGTCAGCGTCAGATCGCAAGGCGAATAAAACAAACGCCGAAATTAACCCACGTCTTTATGAGAAAGAACATTGTCAGGCGCGGCGATGGTTTTACGACGAAGGTACTCTTGATGGTATCCTAAAAACAATGTCCTCACAACCTTCTTGGCAAGGTGGGGTAGTCGTCTATGACGAATTATCGGGATTTTTCGAGGGATTAAATCAGTACCGATCAGGTGGTAAAGGTAATGACCGGCAACGAGACTTAAGTAACTGGAATAGCCCTATCCGAAATACTTTTGATCGCGTAAACAAAGATAATCGATACTATTTAGATGGGCAAACACTTAATAAATTAGGTGGGATACAAGTCGAGAAACTTAGAAAATATCTTGATTTATCTAATGATGTCGATGGGGCGGTTTCTCGGTATCTTTTCTTACTTCATGAACCTCTTGATCCTCGTCCTGGCAGACCACCAGAAGATCCCAACTCGATTGACGAGTGTATCGAAAATATTATCAATCAAATCAGTGGAATTAGCCTAGAAGCTGATGAAAATGGGATTATCGATCCTTATAATTGCTGGTTTACGTCAAACGGGGAAGACTACGCTTTCGGGATTAAATACCATTACGAGATACTTATCAAGAAGTACCGAGCGATCAATCCATCGTTTGCTTCCTACCTAGGCAAACAAATGAAGACCTTTTTAAGGCTTACATTAAGTATCCATCTTCTCAATTGGATATTTGATCCAGATAATACCAATCTGTACAGTATTCCTGTACAAACAGCCATTAAAGCTGCTAAGATGACCGACTTCTATATCAGTCAATTCTTGACAATTCAAGGAGTCACGTCTCAGGACGAAAATCCAGTACAGGGCATTTTATCCGAGATATGGGAGATCGTTAAAACTGCTGGAAAAATGACACCCCGGGAAGTTGTCGGCAAATTTGGCGGACGTAAAATTAATGGGGAAAAAGTAAATACATCTATCGCCCGTACCCTACTTACTCAGTTGGAACAAGCTGGTTATGGCCGATTAGAAGTTAAGTCGAGAGGGATGGTGTTGCACTATCAAGAGCCAAAAGAATTAGAAACTTTTGAGATAGAAGATTCTCTGGAATATCAATCAGAGATAAAAGAAGAAATTGTCCAGGCTCCCACTCCTACACCAAAACCCGAACCAGTTTCTGACCCTGAGATAGTAGAAGTTAAATCAGAGCCAGTCGATGAATTCTCAGCTGATGGTGTCTATATCGATAGCCTCCCTGATCTTAAAAAAGAAACCGTATTAATACGAACGGCTGCATCTGTAGAGATAGGAGAGCGAACTATCCCACCAAGAGCGGTCGGAAAAGTTATAGAAGCAACTTTTGACACTTTTGACAATCAATGGCTTTTGAGGGTAGAAACTATCTTAAATGGATCTGTGATCACTTTTTCAATTCCATTCTCTAACTGTTATCTACAGGATATAAATACCTAATGATTGGACAATACATTCCCTCTCGATACCCTGAAAAGGTTTATCGTGTCAATTCCTATGGACGTATTTTCCCCCAATGTAAACCACTGGGGATTGTCAAGACTGCCATAGGAATATATTACCATTTTGAGTCACTCGATCATCTCACAAAAGGAGAACATTTTTACTGTTTTCGCAAAGAAGATTTTACAGAAATTTCTTGACAATTCTAGTAAAATAATGTAAGATTTAAGTAATGAATCAAGGAGAAAATCATGAAGCTTATCGTAAACATGAAAAACAATGAAATTAGTTATTACGCTAATTTCTATGCCGGACAATATCGAGATTCTAAGCAAGAATCTGGGGAAAATGTCCAAAAAAAACGTGCTATTTTGTACTCGAAAATCAAAGAGTACAATAAAATCTTAGAACAGCGTGGACTTGAAAAAGTAAAGGTGTAATCATGACAGAAGAAAAAAAGAAAGCATGGGCTAAATTATCAAGTCAGGATGAGATTGATAAGAACAAAGGACTTATCAGAGGAACGGAAGAACAAGAGTCTGCTAATAGGCTTAAAGCGCATCTAGAAAATTGTAGAAAACACTTAAAGGATTGGAGAAAATGAGATACACGATCAGGACAATAGATAGAAAAAATAAGCCTTGCAAGATTAAAACTTCTATGCACGAAAGTCGATTAATGGCTTATTTAGACGCTTTAAGCCGCAACGGGCATCATGGCATCGTAGTAGAAGAAACAGTAGGTATTTCCTAATAATTTCACCCAACAGGAGTAACAGGAGTAACAAATGGACACATGGCAAATAGCTTGGAAAATATTAGAATTTTGCAGGGAACAACACCCAAATCTAAGATGGGACATCAAATCTGTAAGAAAAGACTCAACATATATTTATGGATCAGATTCTTTTATTGAATTAACATTAAGGGTTCACAAAGAATGCGAATTTGAATATATTTTAGGTTCTTCTAAAATATCACCTCCTATGCTCTGGCTAGGCACGTTTCACGTTTGGATGAATTTTGAAAAAGATAGTGACATAGATTTTACTCTTTATGAGACAGACAAAATATGGAACGAAAAAGATTGGGTATTATCCAAACAATCTCGAAAAATAATGTTAAATATTTTTAACTTTATTCTCGATGAAATCCAAGAGTAAAAACATTACTAAGAGTTAAAACAATGGCGACAAACAAAGAGTTAGGACTTCCGCCTAAAGGAACGTATCCAGCTAAGGTAATTGAAGTTATCGATAATTTTAAAGTAGTAATAAACCGTGGTAAATTAAATTGTATCCGAATAGATACTTCTCATTTAGTTTATTCGATTACAAACAAGCCAATATACGACCCGATAACTAGCGACTTCATTGGTCATCGTATTCTTTATAAAGGGTCAGGAATGATTATTTCTGTTGAAGAAAATACCTCTATTATTCAAGCTTGCAATAATTCTCGATACGACTGCAAGGAATTTGTCAATGTTTGTGTCGGCGATTTAGTTATTTGTATTTGAGGTAATAACAATGGAACTATTAAAAAAAGCGTCACTTAAAGAAATCAGAGATTTCTTTAAAAAACCTTTTGAGCAAATGAGTATCTCCGAATACGATACAGTGGACATCTCAGAGTGGGATACAGTCGCAGACGACAAATGTATTCGTTTAATAGGAACTTTGGTAATTAAAGAAGATTATCTTTACAAAACTTATGGTAAGTTAATAAAAAACAAAAAGTATGAAGTTTTGATTGAATGTCGAGAAATTTCGACTGAATATCAATTGATAAACAAATGCTTTGAAAAAATCACAATAGAAGGTACGTTAGGCGGGTCTTTGGTTGTCCTGCATTGGAACTACAGTCTTGACAGAAACAATGAAACTTCAAGATATAATCTTTATCCAATCGGAAACAAAGAAGAGTTCAATATATTGATTCCAGAAGCAACAAAGATAATGGAGACTATTTTAGGTTTTATCAAAACAATTGAGATTAAGGATTAATACTAATGATCAAAACAGAAGCATTAAAACAAATTGAGGTTTTTTGTAGAGAAACTTTTAGTCAGTCTAATTACTCAGAATGGCAAATAAAGACGGAAGACGGATTTTCCCATCTACAGGGAACACTGCATATGTTTTCTCAATGTCTAGTCCAATGTCAATACGAAGTGTGGATTGAGTTTCAAAATAAATATTCTAAGAAATTAATAGTTACAGTAGAAGCTTATTTAGTTTTAGAGTATAATTCTGTACTTTATCTTAGTTGGGTTGAAATAAAATCAAACAAGAAAAAAATACTAGGAGATGGTAAACATTTGGATATTTTACTACCAGAAACAAAAAAAATAATAAAACCTATTTTAGATTTTATCGAAAATGAAATACAAATCAAAATAGATTTGTCTAAAAAGGTTAAAAAAGATAGTTGCTTGCAATTGACTATAGATTTTATTAAAACCAAAATATAAACCAAAGTGACACTATGACAATAACAGCAAAAGAGTTTCTTGAAATGAACAAAATAGATATACTTAAAAAAATTGCGGCTTTTTGCTACAAAAAGTATAATGTTAATTCCGACTGGAACAGTTGGGCGTTTAAAAATTTTCTTTGGTCGGAATGGGAAATAAAGTGCGATCAACAAATTTGCCTAATAGGTAATGCCAAAGTTATTTTAGATAGTCAGACCATAGCCCATGTCAGAGTTTTTTGTGGTTTTATACCAAGCTTTAGCTTGATACCAGAAATTAGAGTAACTGGTACGATATTTGATTTAAGAACAGGAAAAATAAAAGAAATAGCCATGTGTAAAGAGTATGGTGATCCAGATAATGGGTATTACTCAACATTTGGAATCTCTGACAAACAAGAGGAGATTACCTTTATTCGTGACAAGACAGGCGAAATAGCAGGAGCTATATCAAATTTTATCAAGACAATCACCTAATATCATGACACTAGCACTACAAACACAAACACTTTTCGTACCGACTAAACCACAAATTCAATTAAGAGATGACCAAAAAGCTCTTAAAAGAGAACTGTATGATGCTCTAAAAATCTACAAAAGAGCCTTAGTAGTTGCCCCTTGCGGATGGGGCAAAACAGTATTTTTGTGTCAAATAATCTACGACGCTGCTGTAAAAAGGCAGCGTCGGACTTTAATCGTAGTACCTTTTAGGGTGCTTATTGAGCAAACCCTAGAAACTCTAGAAAAATTTGGACTATCTGCTGGGGTAATTGCTGGTAACTACAGGGAAAATAGAAGCCAATTAGTACAAATCGCAACAACTCAAACCTTGTCCAGAGGACGAGATATTACTTGGTTTAATCCCGAAGTAATACTAGCCGATGAAGTTCATCTATCAGCTTACTGCCAATGGTTTAAAAATAGCTTTCCCAATCTTAAGAACGGTAAACAAACAACCTCAATTAAAGATATTCGTGATGAATTAGCGGTATTAGGGATTGCCGTAGAAAGAGAAGATATAGAACCTTACAAAATTACTTTTGAGGAAGCTAAAGAAAAATGCAAACACCTTAGTCTAGTTTACGCTGAGTCAAAAGAGATATTACAAGAAATAAACTTAGCATGGGGAGTAATTCGGAAACAACAGCACCTTTTTTTAGGGAAAACCCTACCAGTAGATAATCGCCTCTTAATTGGACTAACAGCAACTCCGCGTGAAGAGTTGGGAGATATTTTTGAGGTTCAAATAGTTGGCCCCACTCCAAAAGAAATGATCGAACGGGGTGCGCTTGTCGGTTGTGTTTATTTTGGAACTAAAAATAAAATTAATACTAAAGGAGTAAAAATTAATGGCGGTGATTTTGACGCTAGTCAGTTAGAGATTCGTTGTCTTGAGGCGGTAAAATCAACAGTTTCCGAGTATCGCAGGCTCGGTCAAGGGAGACAATTCGTTTGTTTTGCTACGGGTGTAGAACACGCTAAAATCCTCTGTACAGAATTTAACGAGAGGGGTGTTCCCACGGCCATTATCACAGCCGAAACACCAGAGCAGGAAAGAAGAGAAATATTTAGAAAAGTAGCTGAATTGAGATTGCGGGGGATTGTAAATATTAATACCTGCGGGATAGGATTTAACTTGCCCGCAATTTCTTGCATTATTCACGCTAGACCGACAAAAAGCAGAACTCTTTATATTCAGATGACTGGTCGGGGTCAACGGCTCTGTAGCTGGTTGGGCAAGATTGATTGTCTGATTTTGGATCAAGCGGGGAACGTAACCGAGCATGGATTTATCGAGGATGTAAAGTATCCTCAACTTTCTACGTCTTCTGATGCCCAAAAAGGGCAAGCTCCGACTAAAGAGTGCGAAAATTGCAATAAAATAACCTACGCTTCCGCTCGTATTTGTCCTCATTGTGGCTATGAATTTCCAACAAAAGAAAAAAAACAAATCGCCAACGAAAGACTAGAGATTATAATTCACGATAAAGATAGAGAATTATACCTAGCCTACAAGTACGCTCTCAGAGAAGCTTACAAAAAAGGTGAGCATATTGAAAGTGTCCGGGGATGGCTGATCAAAACATTTAAAAATCCTAGACTAAGCAAAGACTGGATGCCCCCTAAATCTTGGAAGTTGCACGCAATCTTTAAAAAAGACTATACTGTAAAAGACTTGAATAATTACGAGGCTTACTTGAAAAGTCTTTGTAAAATTGAAAACAATAACTGGGTAAAAGCCAAGATGGGAGAGGAATTCGGGGATGACTGGGACAATATTCGGGAATAATGGGTTATTACTGACATCTTCTCAGGAATATAAAGAACAAATAGCAAACGAGCTATTTAGACTTATTTCTATAGGCTCCGCTCCTATTCTTTCCCGTACCCTTACTTCACCCCCAAACCCCCAGAATATAGATAGCTACTATATTGTCCCTACAGGAGCTACTGGGGCATGGGCGGGAAAGACCAATCAAATAGCCTACCCTGTAGTTGGTTTAAACGGATTGCCTACGGGAGTTTGGAGTTTTTGGCAGCCTTTTACTGGTCTAACAGTTTTTCTTGTTTCTGGAGAAACAATATTTTTCAATGGTACAAATTGGGTACTCGTTTCTAATTTTGATCAATATTCTGGGGATATAGAAGCTCCTACCATTCAAACTTATCCTCTTGATTTCGCTTTATTAAGAGGGTATAATGTTTTAAGTTTTAGCGCAGTAACTGAATTGGGTACAGCTACTATATCGGTTAAAATTAATGGAGTAGATGTCCCTGGGTTGAATAATTTATCTATTACTTCTACTCGATTAACTGTTCCCGTAACAACAGGAAATTTTGTTAATGTAGAAAGCAGAGTAGAACTTGTTGTTTCTGCTACCAGTATCCCCAAACATTTGTTTTTTACTGTAGGAAGGAAATATGTCTAGGTATCTGTTTTTTCCACGCAATCTTTTAGTGGTTCCTTATCAATCTGGAATCTATTGCCTACCAACTTTTCCTACCAGAATAGAAAAAACTATTAACGTCCCTTATCAATCTGGTATCTATTGTCCCCAAGATATTGTTAGGAGTTAATCTATGACCTTACCTGTTGTTGGTTCAAGAAACACATTTGCCACTTACGGCTGGCGTACCGCTGTTAATAATGCCGGTGTCCCTTTTACTTTTTCTGATTTTTACACCTTTCTTGATGCCATTGGCATTACTTCTAATCATAGAGCGTTTACCCCAGCTAATAACGGACATTTAAATTTTAGATTTCCTTCTGTAGATGCAGACCTAGTGGAGCTAGGCCCTGTAACTACAGACTTTTATGATGGCCGCAGTAGAGCAAGAATTGGTTGGTTTGGAGACAGTGGACAAAATGTGGCTTATAAAGGAATTGGATCGGATATTCAATTAATGGCTCACACTAAAGCTATTTATTTAGCCAGTAATAATACTACTGGCAGCCCGATATATTTAGGCGGCGGTGTCTTTGGACAGCCTGGGAGATCGCAGCCTAACAACCCTTTTATTTACGCCGTGGGAGACAGCAAAGGCTTTGCTATTTTTCGGGCAAAATATGATGGCTTAAATAACTTTATAAATCAATGGGGTTTTAGTTATTTTGGATACTGTGATAACCCGGCATCGGTTGCTTTTTTTGGTAATAACCAAAGTTACCCCCTTGATTATATTGCCTACACCAATAGTAACTTGGGTTGGGTTGGGGCCCCCCAACCTAATACACCACTGATGCAGCGTAATAAACAAATGGCAAACCCTGGGCAGTGGGGCGACGGACCGGCTATACACGTTAATTTTGTTACTTCTATAAACTGTGCTACCCCTACACCAAATGCTAGTGTTTCCAATCTGATTTTCCGCGATGACGGCACTACCGATTACGGCACTAATTATCCACTGGGAATAGCGAGGCCGTTCTTATTATTTACTACTCAAGACCTACCAATAAATAGTCTGCACAGAGTTGAAACAGTCCCGCCAGCCGAACCAACGCCAGAAGATCACTTTCATCTAGTAGTTGATAAAAATGGATTTGGCTCAACTCTCATGCCAATTATTACCGATGGTATTACGATGAATTCTTAAGCTATGATCTACTATCACATTTTTGGAACCGCTAGAGAAAAAAGCTTAAATGGAAGTCAAGATAATCCTATATTCTGGCGTACTGGCATACCGATTTCGTGGGATAAAAACCCAGTATTAAAGATTGTTGGTGGAATTAATTTGTTTGGTCAATTCTGGAAAATAGCCAGCAAATTTGGACAGCAAGTAAATATTTTCTCTATTCCAGAAAATCAGTACAGTTCTCGTTACACTGGTTCGGTTACTGACACAATTCCTTTGGAAAGAACCAGTAGAAATTACACTTATTCTGGTACTGTAACTGAACCCAAAAAACTTGCCTATGATGTCACAATAATTGACATCGTTCGCGTTACTAACTTGATCGATTTTCCCAGTAATCCTTACCCAGTAAATATTCCTGAATTTCCGATTATTCCAGACAAGGATTATCAAACAGAAATTCAATTTTCTAACTCTTTGCTAGAGAACACAAGCGGAGCCGAACAAAGGATAGTAGAATGGGCTAGTCCCGTTAGGGTATTCAATCTTTCTCGGACTGTATTAAAACCCGATGATTTAAACGCTATCCTTGATTTTCATGAAGAAATGAAAGGATCAAAAGAAGACTTTCTTTACCGCGATCTTTCTGATTATGAGGTTAAAAGAAATCTTTACTATCCTTTAACTTATTGTTCACCAACTTTTCCTACCAGAATACAAAAAACTATTAACGTCCCTTATCAATCTGGTATCTATTGTCCCCAAGATATTGTTAGATAAAATTTACTATGTCTTTAATTTATTGTAATCCCAGTTTTCCGGCTAGACCAATAAAGATTATAAATCTTTTAACGGATAAACCTCCCATGACAGAAGGAGTATTTTCTCCAGAGAATAATGGAATTAATACAGAATTTATCTTGCTTAAAAAATATCTTATAGGCGATCCTGTAGGCAATACTAATGAAGTTGGGATCAATATTCATTACAGACCTATTCTTTATCCAGATGTTGAAAATCTAAAGATTTATATAGAAAATACAGAAATACCACAATCAGAATATATAGTAGCTCCTGATAGAATAGTATTTAATAGCCCTCCTGACACTAACAAAAAATTAACATGGTCAGGTACTTTTAAGGTGTTGTGTCATTTTGAAGAAGATAAATTAGATTATCAGCCTATTAGGAAAGATGACAGCAATAGAACCATCTTTTCTATTCCAAAGTTAATTTTACGAGAATCAAGAATTCAACCAGACATTGCCTTACTGGAATATAATGATGTTTTTTATCCTGGCTTAAACCATGATTTTGATTTAAATCTAACCAAAAGATGTACGATTTCTCCCAGCTTTGAGACGAATATTATTAGTTTATCTAGTGGAGAAAGAAAAAGATTTTCTCGAAAAAATATCCCTTCTGATATTAGTTCTTTGCAGCAAAGAACAACTTTATCACAAAAAGATATTGACTATTTGATTGCTTTATGGTTGTGTACCAAAGGCTCAGGAGCTACATTTCGTTATCCTGATTTAGTTAATGATTTATCTATTTTATCTCGATTTAATTCTGTTTCCTTAAGTTACCAAAACCAAACCTCCTTACAAATCTATTCACTTGGAGAATTACAAATTAGAAGATTTACCGAGGGAATACAACAAGATGAGGGATTGGGAGATTTATTTGCAAATTCTGTTTTAACGCTGTGCCATTGCGTTTTAATCGAACTTACAAACGGAGAAAAACTCGGTTATACGAATTTCTCTCAAGACTTAAAAATTGGTGGGATAATATTTCGGGCAAGGCAAGCCCTTGATCCGACTGCAATAGAGAGGCAATTAGGAATACAATCAGATAATCAAGAATATAAGGGTGCTTTTGGCGATAATATTGACGAAAATTTGCTTTTTTCTGATAGATTTAGAGAAGCCCGAATTATTACAGCAATTGTTAACTGGAAAAACCTACCTAACTCACTTTTAGTCCTTCCAGAAGAACAAATCCAGATAGGTTATGTGGGAGAAATTAAATCACTTGGGGGAGAAAGCTATACACTTGAAAATCTTACTGCCTCTAGTATTAATTTAAGGCAAAGTAGGGACGAAAAAACATCGCCTTTTTGCCAATGGGCTTTTGGGCAAAATAACGGCGACAACTCAGGATGCCGCAAAGAAGTACCATTTTACGAAACTCAAATTGCTGGCGTTAATAGCCGGAGAGACTTTGAAGTGTGGGGAGAATACCAAAATCTCGCTTGGGGAAAATGTACATTTACAGACGGAGCAAATAAATCAGCTACTTACGCAATTTACCGAACTGTTCCAATATTTGGAGGTAAAACTCAAATTCAGTTATTTACTGAAGCACCTGGCCCCGTAGCTACCCACGATGGCG